ATTTCAGGTGTTCTAGATATATATCAGGGTTAAATGTCATGAAGTCTAGTTCTTCTAGATTTTCATTTACCAGGAAGTAGTTTACTATTTGCCATTTATATTCTGCAGGTATTTTATTTTCCTGGATTATTTTTAAGTGGTTCTTTGCTCCTGGGCATTTTATTTCTAATCATCTAACATATGCTTTTAATAGATATTCTCCATCTCACATCCTTTCTTCTAGAATAAGTCCATCGGGGCTTAATCCTGAGTAGTTTCTAGTAGAGTCTGTACAGAATCCGACTTCTTCTACTTTATATCCTGTTATTTTTTCATATAATTCTCTAGCTACAGGTTCTAGTATATTTCCTCTTATCATTGCATCATTTTGGAATGTTTCAGGAAGAGGGGCTAAGTCCTCGGCAATCAATTCTGCCATTAAGGTTTTATAGGTAGCTGTACTAGGAGCTGAAGCTACTGCTTTCAGTCTAGTTCATGTTATTATACCTTTCCTAAGGTTTAGCCATTCAGGAGTCCCTTGTTTTACATCATGTATTATCATTTTTTGGTTAGGTTAAGAATTATTTATTATCTATTTCTTTTTGGATTTCTTTAGCTTGATACAATACATCATCTGACTTTTCTTGTTTCAGAATATTTTTTTCAGTTTGTCATAGTAAGAATTTGAAGTATTCTTCTAATGCTACCTTGTCTGCTTCACTCTCTGCATTTATGAAGATTTTTTCTTCTATCGTAGGAGTGTCAGTTTCTTCTTTTATGATATGTTCTATCATGTGAGTATAAGATATTGTTTTAGCTCATCCTGTTTCTAACATAACACTTTCATTTACTTGAAGTTGTTGTCTATCCATTAACTTTTTTTCTTGATCCGTAAGTCTAATTGTAATATCTATTTTTAGATCTTCTCATTTTGTAATTTCTCTTTTATGTGTCACATATATGTGATATTGTTTTAAGTCCGTTTTAGTCATTTTTTTTAAATTTATTAGTAATATTAGTTTGTATATCTGCTTCTTGTATTGGTTCAGTTTCAGGTTCTATTTCAGTAGTCACTTCTTCATAAGTACTTAATCCTGACATAACCTCTGGGGCAAGGAACTTTATTCATTGTCTGATCGCTTTATATCTCAACATCATGTGTGGTTGTGATTGCCATGGTCAGAATCCTTTTACCCATCCAGCTTTTTTTGCCTGTTCAATTGTGAATTCTTCAGTTATTTTTCAATTCTTTCAAGTTATTGTAAGATTACATTTTTCTGCATTGGATGTGTTTAGTTTTACTCTGTATCCTGCTTTTGTAAGTTGTGATACCATTACTTCTCAGTAGATAATCATTTTTCAGTTTACATATCAGATACCTTGTAGAGCTTCGAACATATTCATATTCATTTGTTTTCACATTTGAATTGTCATCATTGCCTGAGCTTCTGTCATTTTGCTTGGTAGAGCTCATCAATCTGCATAATATTTTACTTCATTTCTTAATGTGTTAAATTGTTTTTCCTGGATCGATAATGCTCTTTCTTGTTCAGCTATTATCATGGCTTTCGAGTTTGCTTTTTCTTCAGCCCAGTTTTCAGCTTTTATTCTTAATTCAGCTTTTTCTTCTTCTATCATTTCGCTAGCTTTCATATCGATTATATCTTGTTGACTAGGTCATTTTGGTTCTTCTTTTTGAGCTTCTTTTACAGCTTGCTCTAGCTTTTCTATTTCTTCCATGTTAGGGTTTAGTTACGAAGTAAGTTTTTAATATATGTAGAAAGCAATCAGATTGAGTTTTCCATCATCATAATTCTTTCTCTAATTTTCTTATAGTTTCTTTATCAGACAATCTAATCCAATATCTCTTGTCTTTCTTGTTCATCGCTTATCTTGTTTATATAAGTATTTTTGTAGTCCTCTATGTATCCTACAGCCTTGTCGTATCATTCTAATAGTTTTTCAGGTCATCCTGGTCTATTCATTTTCAGATTAACAAGTAGTTCATGTTCCAGGAAGGCTACCTTCTTTCAATCATCCATTTTATATATTGTTATAATAATAGTTTAATACATTTTTCAACCAAGCATTAGATCTATCATTTCAGCTATATTTTTTGGCTTTAGCTAGATTTGGTAGTCATCAGTAGTATGATGTCCAAATTCTTTTAAAGTCTTCATAGCTTTCATTTTTAGTCTTATATGTCTTGAATTCTCTATATCCTCTTTCCCATGTCATTATTCAGAAGCAGTTATTTCTTGTAGCAGAATTTCATATTGTACAATTTCCTGTTTCATGATGTGCTACTGCTTTTGCTAATACATCTATATTAATATTAGTTTTAGTTTCTACTCTTTTCGGAGGCTCTACTTTTCCAGGTTGTATATTGCGTATTCTTCAAGATTTTCGCAGTTATCAACTTTCCCTATAAGTTTCTTTTCAATACACCTTTCTTTCCACTTTGCTTCTTGTTTATATTGCTTGTACTCAGCTTCTAGGTTTCCGTATTCTACGAAGTCCAGTCTAGCTTGGTCAAGTTCCATCCTATCTACCTCTACTTGTGAGAGTTCCTTAGGTTGGTTAAGCAGTTGCTTATATTCTAATGCCTGAGTATTCATCTCAGATATTGTTGCACTCATTGAGTACAGATTGTATCATATTGTTAGTCCGAAGACTATCAGGGCTGATATGATCCCTATCTTTCATTTGCTCATAGTTTTTTGGTTAGGAAGTAAGTTACTATTTCGCACTTCCTATTCTATTCATTTTTGACAGATAGTCAACTCTTTTTTAGACTTTTTTATTATTAGCCATAATTTAGCCATAGTTAATAAAGACTTGCTTTTAGTTGTTTTTTAAGTAATATGTTCTTGCTTAGTTAATTTTTATGAATACAATGGTAGGAAAGAACTGGTAAGAATTGGCTAAGCACCTTTACATTTATTGTATTTTGCTTACCAGTTCTTTTTGCTTTTTATTTCTTAATATCTTTTTATGGAGGAAAGGGATTCATTTGTATTTTATAAAAGTTTTTACTTAGCAGGTAGTAGTTTACCTGATGAGAGTAAATGTATGCTTTATGATAGAGTATTTAAGTTTGCTTTAGAGTGAATTGATGAGTCTACAAATAATAAATTAGTTGAATGAATGTTCTCTTTAATCAAACCTCAGCTTCAGGCAAATTATAAGAGGTTTACGGATTGATGTAAATGAGCAAAATTTGGTAAGTTATGAGGAAGACCCAAAAAAAAGGTGGCTAAGGTAACTGATGTAAACCCTATACCCCCCTCTAAAATAACCCCTAATGTAAATGTAAATGTAAATGATAATGTAAATGTAAATGATAATGTAAATGTAAATGAAACTAAAACTAGTGTAGCAATTTGAAAAAAATTGCACACGCTCAAAGATTTGATGATCAAGAATATCGACAAGCAGAAGTATCTAGATAAATGATTTTCTGATGAGGTTATAACTCTTGAAATGAATAAGTTTCATAATTACTGGTGTCAATCTAATGAGTGAAGCAAGAAGTTACATTGGGAGAAGCAGAAAACATTTGATACTGCTCGTAGGTTTATTACCTGGATGAGTAAAAGCAATATATCTTCTAATAATAAAAAATGAATATCGGTGATTGAATAGGTTCTAGGTGAACTATTATTTTATCAAATGGATCTGAGTATTCTTTTCCTTTAGATAAAATTGAATATATTATGAAGTCTATAGGAAATAAGGAAATGATAGCATTGAAAGATTGAGTTATTAATTCTTCTTTTATTATAGAAATTAAGAAGACTGCTCCTGCATGTGAAATGTCTGAAGAAGAATTGCACGCTTATTCAATCAAAAAAGGATGGACTGAAGAATAATATTTTATTTTATAATTTTTATATTATGAATAATAAAATTAGAAAATTGAGACGACTTCTAGATAAGAAAATCAATTGTTGAGATTGTTATCAATGTTGTTGAGTTATATTGTACTCCAGGATAGAGGAGGTTGCTATGAATAAACTTTTATTACAAAAGGGGATACATAGTCCCCCAAATTGAAAAGGAGACGGCTACTGCGAATATTTGACTGTTTCTTGAAAATGTTCTGTCTATGAGCAAAGACCTATTATTTGTAGAGGTTTCTGACAAGTAGACAATGAGGCTTTAAAATGTCCTATTTGAAAACATACAGACCATATTGCTGAACCCAGCGAAATGGTTCAATATAGGAATAGAGTCATAAAAGATTGAATAATGAATAAAAATGCAGATAGTATTCTGTGAAATATTTTACCTGATAATAAAATATTATGAGATATTTAGAAATTTTGGAAAAAAGGATATGAAGAAATAAACTACAGGATAATACAATCCACCAATTATTAGTTTGTGAGGTTACAAGAATAAACACCATACTAGAAGAAGCTAGTTATATGGATGATACAGAAAAAAGAGACTGAACTTATGAATTTGAAAAAGAATATAAGAAAAGAGTTATTGAATTACTTTCTAAAATAGATATATGAACACAGAATTGTGATTAAATATAGCCAAATACAAGGCTAAAGTTAGAAATACTGATTGAGACCAGTATAAAGCAGGATATACAGAATATCCTATTACAGAGAATGAATATAATAAATTAAAGTTAGCTATAGAAAATAAAGAACCTTTTACCTGGATTCATGATCTGAATTGAGAAAGATTAAGAGAAATAAATGCTAAAAGAGATATTAAGGAATTTCTTCCAATAATCCACTCTAAACAAAATTATTGATATTTATGAGTATGTGCTTTCTGATGAAGACATCCTATTTATAATTGAGAGCTGAATTGTGAGTGTGAAAAAAAGTTCTGATGTCATGGATTAAATTTTAAAGATAAATTGAAAGAAGTTCTTTGACTTGATATTTTTTACGATTCGGATATAACTGAAGAGATGAGACAAAAATATTTACTAACTATTTAAAAAATGAAATGTTGTTTAAATATTAATAGAAAAAGTATTCAATATAGAGATGAGGCTCAAGATAGTGAGATTGAATTAGAAGAATTGGAGGAGTATGTGGATAATTTAAGATATGAAGATATACAAATTTTGATTAAAGAAAAAGTTGAAGAGTTAACTGATTTTAGATTTTATTACCAATAATTTATGAAAAACAATATTAAAAGAGATGTTATGTTCTCGGTAGAAGTTAATCAATTACAAGATGGTCACGAAGAAATTGTTGACGACAAATATCCTATAAAAAGATTTGCAGAGAGTATAAAAAGAAAGACTTTTGTTGCTTTGGATATGTCTAATTTTGATAAGTATATGATGACTGCTCCTGATGACAGGATAGCTTTCTTAAAGAAAAATTGAGATATTTTATATTAATACCTAATTTATAAAAATATGTTTAGAAGTATGTCCACTTATAAAAGAATTTCTGAA